CATTTTTATTTTCTAACATTTTTATTGCCTCCTATTAATTTTTTTGCCGCCAAGGGCAAGTGTCGTTTTTAACTCTTTCAATTGGTGGTTTAATAATTAAACCTTCATCGCCATAGTGAATGGCATTATGCGTTGAATGCGTCGTGGAAATTAAGAACTCTGGTTTCATCAGGAATTCGCTATTAGTTTGTATATCTTCTAGCGACACCGGATTCATATGATGGATAATTACTTTCTCGTGAATCTCATATCCTTCCACAGCCAAATCGCATCCATTATCTCTAACGATTATAAAATCTCTGATAGACTTCCACTGTCTTGACCTGTAAAAATTCTGATTGATAAATCTATCAAAACCAAAAGTGTCATCACCGACGCCACAATTCAATTGCAAATATTTATATCGCTCCTCAAAAGTATTTAATAAAATTAACTCCTGATAATTCCTAATATTCCTCATCGCTTTTTCCACCATAATTCTTCATAGCGTGAAGGGCATTCGCATAAAGCTCCTCAATTCTCTGCGCTGATTGAAGGCTCTGCGTTTTCGCTGTTATCAATTCCTTTTGCTTCTCCAAAATTTCTTTTTCTATTTTTTCCTTCGTCGAACCAAGTTTTAAATAGTGAGTTATTACTTGGGATGAAGCGGTTCCTTCGCTTAACTGCCTTTCGGCAAGGTCAACAGCTAAAGATACTAATTGATTTTCTCTAGCTTCAGGAGTCAAAGCTGGTCTCATTTTTTTAGGTGTAGAAGATGAATCTATTATTTTTTTCCTCGCCATTGGATCAGCCTCCTCTCGATGTCCTGCCAGCCGTAGGCCATACCAAAAAAACACCCCCGGAGAAAAATTTAGGGGCGCGCGATGCAGGGAGGGGGTGGCTGTTTGGCCAAGTCCCCCTATATGTTTTTCTTTTAAAATTAAGACAGGTTGTTTCTAAACTATAAGTATTTATAAAGATTTTCTAAAAATATTTAATTAATATTTGTTATTTATTAGAAGTCTCACACTATTTATTGCATAGAATTCAAAACTTTTTGATAAACCTTCATACAATTACTAAAAATTTTAAAGTTTTAAGCTGAAACTGCAACTTTTTGTTTAACTTTCTTGTAAATGTTCTCGAAATCGTATTTAATTATTTCATCAATTGCTCGCTCAATTTCTAAATTGTTTTCTTCATCAGAAAATTGGTCAGACATTCGAACTATCCTGCCCAGAAGTGCGCAAGAATTGTAACCTTTTTCATTGTCGAACAGAAACCAAGAAGTGAACTGTTCAAATGGATCAAAAGGATTGTCAATTGTTGTGAGCATAGATTTTGTTTGCATTTAAAAATTCACTTCCTCTCAAATCAAATACTTAGAAACAGTAGAAGTTGAAACACCTAAAGCTTCTGCAATTTCTGAAATACTGTAACCAGAATTATTCATGTTTTTAATCTTAGCAACTTTGGCACCACTGAGTGTTGTTGTCGCACGAGGCGTTGCTCTTTGCCTTAAATCGTCGATGTCGGTGTGATTGATGATCTGGGTCAGCTTGTTCTGGCTTATTGCTCCAGATTGTATGGCTTCCCATTCACGGTCGGTAATCTTAATTGGCTTGCGCTCTGCACCAACCTTAATTCTACTCTGCGTTAAAGCTTGTTGGCTGACTTTCTTAATCTCGCTTCGGGTCATGTCGGGGTTAGCCTGCCTCTTGGCTATGACTATGGTGTTGGCTAGGGTCTGCGCCTGCCTCTCCCGGGGGGCGTTCTTTAAGGCGATGTTCAGCTTGGCATTTAAAGTATCCACTTCTTTTTGGTATGCAGCTTTAGCTGATGCTGAATAAGAAATCTTTTCGGTATGAACCATTTCTTTACGAGCTGTGTTTGCCATTGCTTTTAATTTATTAGCGTAATTTGCATACGCTTCTTCAATAGGATGCCCAGAAGAAAGCGTGCGAGCGTTAGTTGTTTCAGCCATAGCAGTGCTGGGCTGAGTTCTTAATCTTGTTTTTCCGCTCTTATCAACATAAGTTGGATCATCAACAGTTTTCCAAGATTTCGCCCCTGTTTCCTTATCAATCATAGGGCTGCCCTGTCTTTTAATAACAGATACTTCAGATTTGGCACGAGAAATTAAAGTTGCAGCACCCTCATGGTACTTGCCATCAGTGCCGATTCTACCCTGATACTTTTTCTTTAATGATGCAATATTGTTATCAACCTCACTTTTCTTATAATCAAGCTTGTGCTTTTCAGCATCTATGACAACCATACTATGACGCACAGCTTTGGCGAGCTCGCTCTGCGTTGCACCCTTTAGCGTCATATCTGTAATTAGGTTAGAGATTTTACCCATTTCAGTTTGGGTATTCCTCATAATCTTGATGCCCTGCTGGTATGGGTATTCCATTTGTGGGTCAAAGCCTTCAAGTCCCTTGAGCGGCAGTGTTGCTGTAATTTTTACTTTGCTTCTACTAGAATTACAAGGAAGAACCATTACAGTATCGCCATCAAAATCTGCGCCAGATAAACGATTAGCAACTTTGCTATTTATACCAACTGCATCCATAGCATTACCCAAGACTTGCTTGGCATCAGCATGTTTATTATTCACAGTCAGAATAGGAATTTCAAATGTACCCCCGTGAGGGTACCTGATTAAAGCAACTGTTTCGCCATTCTTGTAATTAGGAGCATAGATTTCTTTATCTTTCAAAGAATTAATTGGCAGAATAACCTGATGCTTCTGCCTTGGCAGGCTCGCTGCGTATAGATGCACAGCGACAGAATCGCAATCATCGGCGAACGAGTTTAATAAAGACTTTTTAATAGTAGGATTTGTCAAAGATTTAATCTCATCATATTCGGCAGTTTTATCTGATATAGCTAGATTAAGTTGCTTTTTAACAAGAGATGAACTTTGCTTGGACAGAAACTGCGAGGGCAACCTATCAGCCCATTCTCCCCAATCACCTTCTTCGGCACGCTTGTTAATGATAGAAAGCTGTTTCTTTCCGTTTTTATCTACATAATAGCTCTGTCCACCGGCCTTAATATATGAGCCGAACGGGTTATCGGGGTCATTAGTAATGTCTTTTAATACTTTGTCGGCAGGCGTTTCTTTTGGTTTATTGGTATTAAACAAAACATCAACACCTTTTGGGAGATTATCCGAGTAAACTGCCATTCCCTTAATATATTTCTTATCATCCACTAGGATGCGAACCTGTGCATAATGCGAATTTCCTAGTGATAAATCAGCAGCGCCTCTTCGGATTTCAATAACACCATCTTTTTTGGCTCCACCATCTTCTGCATAATTTATTTTCAAACGCTTGGAGTCCATACTCTTTGGATAAACGAACTTATCAAAAGTTTCGCCACCATCGTGAGATACATAATCTATTACTGATTTAATCTTTTGCGTATTATATATTTCCTTAAATTCTGTTCCAGGTTTACAAATAACTTTAATATTAGTTTGCTTCCCTGGATTAGTAAGTTGGGGCATACCTCTTCCGTAGACAGGGTATCCTTCCATTTCAAGAATAGTTAGAGCTTCTTTCAGTTTCTCTCTTGATACACCAAGGTCCCGTTCAACACCCACGCCGACATCTATAATTTCTTTTTTATTTATTTGGTCTCTTAAAAAATCGGCTGTCTTTTTAGCCTGATTCATACGCGCTTCAGAACTTTCATTAAGCAGGGAGCGGACAGAAGAATCATTAGCAAAACCCATTTTATCTGCTATCTCATTCAAGCTATGTCCTTTTTCTCTTAATTTTTTAGCAGTAATAACTTGTATTGTTCTGCGCTCTGAATTCGCCATACTTTTTTGAACACGAAGCTGCGTAGTCGTGAGACCCATAGATTTAGCAATGTCGACTTGACTAAGCCCTTTTTTCTTTAATTCTTCTACCCTGCTTAAAAAATCGCCACTCCGCTGGAAAGCATTATCACCAGAGCCCCACGGGTATCTGCCAGAACGCCTAAGCACTCCATAATGTTCTAAAATATCCTCAGCAACATGATTCATACTCAGGCCTCCCGATTTTTGACTTTGTTAATTATTTTATCAAATGTAATTATCTTATCAATTATCGGTACAATTTCTGGTGCTTTCGGACGATGAAACAACACTTCATCGTTTTGGTATATACGAAGCTCAATATAAATTTCATTTGGTTTTATTTTATACTCCAAACAAAAAAGAGCGGCATATATTAAAAGCTGCTCTATATGAGCGGGGGTTACACCAGATTTGTAATCGTGAATTCTCAAAAGCCCTTTTCTAAAACAAATAGCGTCTGCTGTTCCAAAACAATTATCGGAAAAGAAGAGAACTTGCTCTGGCGTCATCTTAAAACCAATAGCATCGTTAACATACAAATTTAGTGTCTTCGGCGTTCTTGGCAATTTTTGTCCGAGCCTTATGCACTGCGCTGCAAATGCGTGAAGTGCGGTTCCTTTTTGTACTGCTAGCATATTTGAATATGATTTAGCTAGCTTATCTTCACTGTAATTTATCCAATGGTATCTACTTGCACCAAGAAATGCGTGGCTTCCTTCAAGATTTGAATGCTTGTTGAAGTTCACTTAATACTGCCTCCTTATTCTCCGGACAGATGAATCGCGAGAATGACATCTCATTCATTCGTCCAACATAATATTCTTGGTTTGGTTGCTTCGCTGCCTTCGTGTTAATCTTGCATTCTAAAGAGGCCCATTTATTTTTAAAAAGAATAAGCAAATCAGGTATGCCTTGAATATATCCAGAGTCATTTTTCATAACTATACATTTAGGGAACATTCTTTTTAATTCTTTAATCAGTTTAGCCTGAAAATCTCTCTCCATTTTATCCTCCATAGAACAAAAATCAAGAGAGCATGTTTTCTAAAATACCATTAAAAAATGGCTATTGTATTCTCTCTTCATAAAAGGGTATGTTTTTTCCGCGAAGCAAAACACCGACAAAAAAAAAGAAGTCCTAGTATTTTAGGAATTCTTCTATAAAATTATTTTATATTACCTATTGCTATTTGCGTCTTCTAAAGAAGTGCCACCAATATCGAACGTCTGCCAGATGCCGTTTTTAAGATTTTCTGTTTTAAAATTAATATTAGTATGTTTTGAAAGGTCGGTTAAATCAATATATACTTTTTCTTCGTGTTCTGGTACGCTATCTGCCATTTCTGTTGCTTTTTGTGCCGGAATGCGAATAATCAATTCTGCCTCATATTCAGAAATTGCGTGCCCTCCAATGATTTCACCTTTGCGAGCAAACCCTGTATCAAATAGCCCATATTCAACCTCGTGATTGCCATCTTTATTAGTAGAAAAAGCAACAAATGAATCATCATTCTTAACTATCCAATATCCCGACAAAACAATATACATCTCGTCTAATGCTTCTTTGCGTGGTATGTCAGCTATTGCAGAACGAAGGCCATTATAATCATATACTACTTGTTTCGTTGTAGCTGGTGCTGTTGCATTTGGAGTGCTAATAGGTGGTGCATTATGTTTTACCATAAAAAATAATGCTGTTGCAATAATA